TTGTCGCGTTATAGGATGAGTTCTGAGATGTATGACTGCTGTAGCAGAGTACTCATGATGCAAGTCATTGAGTATCCTGAAACCAGGAACATTGAGGGATTTCTTCAAAAGCGTGGGCAATTAATGGGTAGCGTGCTCTCATTTCCTGTTCTGTGTATTTTGAACTTTGTGACTTGGGCTTTGACCCAGAAGAATGTAATAGCTCTTATCAAGCAAGCAAAAAGAGAGAAGTTCGACCGTGAAAATCGGTTGGCACTCTTGAACAGCTTTCCCGTTTTAATTAACGGTGATGATATTCTATTTGAGAGTACAACACTTGACTATTATCGGTGGTGTGAGGTTCTGAAACATGTCGGCTTCTCTAAGTCGGTTGGTAAGAATCTTGTATCTAAGAGTTTTGTCACAATTAACTCTCAGTTCTACTGGGTTAGGGGCAACGGGAAGGTCACGAAGCCTACACAGGGAGTTTTGCCAAAAGTTCTGCCAAGAGCAAAATTCTTTGACTTTCCGAATATAGGCCTCATTAGGGGACAGTCGAAGTTGAACAATAGGGACAGGGCTAACAAGCCTTTATGGGATATACACAACATGGTCGTTCAATCAGCTCTCCAAGCAGACCTCTCCGTAAGGAAAGAGTCTGGTGAGAGACACGATCTATTTCTGCACTTATTTACAAAGCTCTTCCTCTATTACAATAAGGAGGAAATTGCAGAAATCACGTCTAAGGGCCGATTCAATCTATACCTCCCGAGGTCATTGGGGGGTTGTGGCTTTGTGGGAGATGCGAAGAGCTACTCCCACTACCAGCTACAATTGGCTAGCTATTTATATAGAAGACATCGACGTGTTGGTGAAGTTGTGGATAAGGACCCAGGCCTGATCTCTTATGGTCGTTCAACTCTCTCTAAGTTTATAGATCTGGATAAAGGACTCCAAGGGGTGAGAGTGCCCCTTTTTGATGTGCCGAAGGAAGGATTCCGTGTCAAGCGTGAGCCGATCAAGCTTTCTATTCCCAATGGGGAGGCTTGGGATACGTCGGAGACGTACGTGCGACACCCCGTGGAATTTGACCGAGAGGCAGTCAAACCTGTGAAAATCGAGAAATTGAAGTCATTTCCAGATCATCTCGTGACCCATGTTTTTGTCGGGTATAAGGAAGACCCAAACGCTATGCGTGAACTTGCTTCTCAAGCCCCCATCCCTACTTATTTTTCGAAGGTACCAAGACTGAACTTTTCCCTTGAAGGGGAGAGACGCGCGAAACGCGCTAATTTTGTCAGTTATGACCTTTGGGTGAGTAAGTGGAAGATGGTGAGAGTAGCGGATGTGAGGGATCGATGTTATCGAGATAGGTGCCATGCGTTTATAGAGTCATTCAGAAGTACTCCCACGGATTCAACTCCTGTGGTGATTACGAGAATGGGCGACTACTATAGAGCACTAAGTGCACTTCAAGGTCTCAAGTGGTAACACGCGTTTGGTTCTTTGGCGGACTCTTTGAGATGGACTGGCTGTGAGCCTTTTGACGTAGACAAGGGATAGGATAGCACCTCGGTCACTGTGTTTTTACACATACTGCCGTGCGATAGCCCCCTTCGTTCAAGTCACACTCTAAAGACTGAGTGATGGTGACACAGACAGGTCCTAGCAAGGAGAACCTAAGATCTGAC